CGATGCGGCTATTTGGCTTGCGAATGTGATTGCTGAAAATTGGTCATGGATTGAGCCCATCGTTTTGGGTATTGCCGTTGCGCTGGGTCTGTGGGCCATTAAATCGCTTGCGGTCGCAGCCGCGAATTGGGTCTCAACAGTGGCTCAGTGGGCGCTTAACGCTGCTCTCCTCGCGAGTCCCATTACTTGGATCATCTTGGCCATCGCGGCAATCATTGTCGCGATCTATCAATGGGTAAAAGCTGTCGGTGGCATACGCATTGCCTGGTTGATCGTGGTTAATGCAATTCTAACCGCCTGGGACTGGGTTAAAATCGGGTTCTTTACTGGTGTCTATTGGGTTATTGATCTGATTGCTAAGCTGAAGTTCGCTTGGGCGAGTGCTGGTGTGGCTATTGCCGGATTTATTGGGGATATGAAAGTATCGGTCCTGATGATCCTCCAAAACTTGGTTAATGGTGCTATCAATATAATCAACGGGTTTATTGATAAGCTAAACAAACTCCCCTTTGTCAGCATTGGATTCATTGAACAGGTCACTTTCGGAACGATGGCTGCTGCCGAAAACGAGGCTGCCAAACAAGCTAGAGGCTGCCAAACAAGCTAGGGAAGCTGATCTGGCGGCTAAGAGAGCGGAGCTAGATGCCGACATCGCATCTCGCAAGGGCGAATTGGCGGCTATGAAGTACAATGCGCGGCAAGCAACGGAAACTAGACTTGCTGAGATTGACGCTGCACGACGTGACCTTGAAAAAGAGAGTGCACAAGAAGTTGAAACCGTTGATGATTTTAGGCCAACCGCTTCAGCTCAAGCAGCGAAGATCGGGAACATCGACAAGAACGTTGGAAGCATAAAAGATTCGCTGGATATCAGCAATGAAGAACTCAAATACATGAGGGAAATTGCTGAACGTGATGTGATCAATCGGTTCACGTTTGCGGACATGAGTTTTGACTTCACGAACGTTCAGTCCGAGCCTGACATTGATGGTGTCGTTGATCAGTTCAGCGACTGGCTCAAAGGTCAGCTCGTGGGAGCTGCGGAGGGTAGTCATGCATAAAGTGTTTTTAGGCGATGTATTGTTACCGTTCGCGCCGGCGGCTATTAAGCTGCAAATCAAAAACAAGAACAAAACCGTTGACCTTATCAACGAAGGTGAGGTCAACCAACTCAAGCGTCCTGGGCTTACGCAGATCGATTTCAAGTTCGACCTGCCGTATCAGAAGTACCCTTTCGTTGTTAACTTCAAACCGCAGAAATTCTTTCTCGATCATTTGGAGAAACTTAAGGTTAGCAAAAAACCGTTCCAGTTTATTGTTGTTAGGGAGCGGGGATTTGGCACGAACCTAAAAGTCTCGCTTGAAGACTACACGATCGAAGAATCCGCGGCCAATGCGAGGGACGTATCGATCTCTGTCAAACTCAAGCAGTACGTCGATTACGGTCTGAAGACTGTCACTATCCCGACCAAGACAACGTCTAAAGCGAGTAAAACTGTCGCCAACCCTTCTGCAGCTCGAACAGGTTCTCCTAAGAAGGCAGAGGGCGAAACGTATAAAGTCAAGAAGGGCGATAGCTTATGGGCGATTGCTAGACGTTTCTACGGTAAGGGTAATCTCTGGAAGAAGATTTATAACGCTAACAAAGCTCTTATTTCAGCCAGGAACAAGGGAAAACGAGTTGCGTATTGCACAATCTATGTCGGCCAAGTATTGAAGATTCCACCGAAGTAGGAGGTGCCTTTATGTATGAACTGGTCGTAATGAGCGGTAATACGATCTACGCGCCCCCCGTCGAGGGTAAAGTTGTTTGGGATACGTCTAGGAAGAACAATCCGGGGAAACTCACTTTCAGCTGTCTACCGCCGGTTCCATTCGAGATGGGGAACGCCGTTCGGTTCAAGGTTGACGGCGCAAACGTGTTCTACGGATTTCTTTTTACAGATAAGAGCGACAAAGACAAGGTCAAATTCACAGCTTATGATCAGCTGCGCTACCTGAAGAACAAAGACACATATGTCTACTCCGGTAAGCGTGCCGATCAGGTCGTGAAGATGATCGCGGATGACTTCCGGTTGAAGACTGGAGCGCTCGTCAATACAGGCTATGTGATCCCTTCGAGGGTTGAGGATAATCAGACTTTGTTTGACATTATTGGTAACGCGTTGGATGCAACGCTCATGCATGACCGGAGGCTTTTCGTATTGTTCGATGACTTCGGAAGGATCGCTCTCAAGGAGATCAAAGATATGAAGGTGCCTGTTGTCTTGGACGATTCATCCTCGGATAACTTTGATCTTTCGCGCTCAATCGATGCGAAAACGTACAACCGAATTAAGCTATTCAGGGATAACAAAAAGACAGGAAAGCGCGAGATCTACATCGCGCAATCGACAGCTAACCAGAACAAATGGGGGCTGTTGCAACACTACGAGAAGGCAGACGAGAAGGTTAACGCTCAGCAGAAGGCAGATGCGCTACTTAATCTCCATAATCAAGTTGAGCAAAAACTGTCCGTCAAAAAGGTGTTTGGCGATGTACGCGTTCGTGCCGGTTCGCTGGTTCTTGTGAATCTTCACGGGATCCAACAATGGATGCTTGTCGAAAAAGCAAAACATGAATTCAGCGAGTCCGAGCACACAATGGACTTGACTTTGATCGGGGGTGGTTTCGTTGCCTGATGTTTTCGAGACCTTCAAACAAATCGCAGTCAATGCTGTCGAAGCCACATTCCCTGTCAAGTTGATGTTCGGAGTTGTTCAATCGACCTCACCGTTAAAAATAGCCGTTGATCAAAAACTAACGATCACATCGGATCAATGCGTCTGGCTCAAGGGGATAGGGCTTTCGACACAGGATCGAGTTGCTCTGCTCCGACAGCAAGGCGGACAAACCTTCCTAATACTGGGGGTAGTGCAATGATTCCTACGACTACAATCAATGAGCGCATTGAATTCGAAGTGCCGCCGTCTAAAACATACGCTCTGGAAGATGGGCGGGTTATTGACGGGTTGGAGGCTCTGGAGCAATCAATCTTCTGCATCCTTCAAACGGAGCGGTTCGAGTGGCCAATCTACTCGTGGAATTACGGGATGGAAACCTTGGACTTGTACGGCAAGGATCCTGACTGGGTGAGATTAGAAGTTGAACGTAGAATCACCGAAGCTTTGATGCAGGATGATCGGATCAGTGATGTCTCTGAATTTGCTTTTATTCAAGATAAGAAAAAGCTAAGTGTGGCCTTCTTGGTTACTACAGTTTTCGGTGAAACGGAGGTAATGTATGACTTCGTATGAAACAATCCTTAACCGGATGCTTGAGAGGATTCCCGATTCGATGGATAAGCGCGAAGGGTCTGTGATCTATACAGCCCTTGCTCCTGCGGCTGCAGAACTTAATCTGCTCTACGAACAGCTCGCGTGGGCGTTTGATCAGGTTTTTGTAGACACTGCGGAACGTGACGCTCTAGTTCTTAGGGCAAGGGAAAGAGGGTTAAGTCCGATCCCGGCTAGCGCGGCAAGAGTTAAAGGGGAATTTACCCCAGATACCTTAGCGGTTCCCACAGGGACTCGTTTTAATCTAGGTATGCACAACTACTATGTTGACTGTGAGCTCGCTCCCGGCGTCTATAAGTTGATTTGCGAAACTGAGGGCGCAATTTTAGCAACAGGCGATTTAATCCCTATCGATTACATCCCCGGATTAGAAACAGCAAAGATTACAGAGATTTTAGTCCCCGGAGAGGATGAAGAGGACACTGAAGTCTTCCGGGCCCGGTATCTTAATTCCTTTACTTCGTTAGCGTTCGGGGGCAACATTGCGGACTACAAAGAAAAAGTAAACGAAGTTCAAGGAGTCGGCGGAGTTAAGGTCATTCCGCATTGGGACGGCGGAGGGACAGTGAAGCTCATCATTATCAACTCCGACTATGATGCGCCCAGCGCAGAGCTGGTCGATTTTGTACAGACCGCCGTTGACCCATCTGTTAACTCAGGAGAAGGCTACGGTATCGCACCTATTGGACACATCGTGACCGTCGAAGGAGCAACATCCGAAGAGGTAGACCTGTCGGCAAAGCTCATGCTTGAAACAGGCTACACGATTTCGGAAGTCCTGCCCGCCGTTCACGGGGTGCTCGACGCTTATCTCTTAGAATTAACTAAAGAGTGGGAGAATCTGCCAAACGTTGTTGTTCGACGCGCCGCGCTCCAAGCGCTAATGCTCAACGTCGAGCACATCATCGACGTTGAGGATATGACTTTGAACGGCCTAGCTACAAACTTAGTAATCGCGTCCAACGCTGTCCCGAAACGAGGTGATGTCAATGTTACCCTCGGATCGTAGCTTAAAAGACTATCTTCCGAACTTTCTGATTCCATACTTCAAATGTCTGATGGACGCCGAGGAGCCGGAGTTCGAACTTGCGTGGGATAAGCTTGCTGATTTTTTAGATGATGCATTTATCTTGTCAGCACATGATAGCGGCGTTACAAGATTTGAGAAAATCCTAAAAATCACACCTTCCTCTGAAGATACTCTTGAATCAAGGATTTCAAGGGTTTTTATTAGGTGGGGGTATACCTTTTCTTACACATGGAATCATTTTCAACAAAAGATACAAATGTTGTGTGGCGAAGACTATGAAATAGTTGAAAACTGGAGCGAATATCAATTGTGTATCACCACACATCTTGATCTTTATGGCCAAGTTGAAGATTTGGAACGTATTTTTAGGTATATGCTACCTGCGAACGTTCAAGTTATTGCAGAAAACATCCTGGACTATTTGATTGAGGGCAGTGCCTATGTCACTGTGGGTCAAGTGTTTATAGACATGTTCCAATTGACGGATTCTTTTGGTGCTGTCTGGAGTTTGGGCGGCGTAGCATGCCCAGCTGCAGCTGGTTCGGGCGCTTGTGAAATTATGCTAACTGATTCTGTTAATGACGTGTTTACTATTAATTCTGGAGCAGGCGGGTTTACGGCTCATTGTATCACGAATCAAATTGAAGTCAGCGACTCCTACTGTTTATAAAGAAAGGCGGTAAAAATTATGGCGGAATTTAGGCCAATGGTAATCACAAACAAAGGTCAAGCACTAATTGCGAAGATGCTTGCAGGCAGAGGGAACATCACATTCACAAAGATTTCTCTTTCGGAAACTGCATACACTGATGCACAGATTCTTGCTATGGCCACACTTGGCGGCGTAAAACAAACCTCAGGTATCTCAAGGGTTATAAAAACAAGTAATGCGGCGGTGCAAGTGGAAGGCGCAGTCACCAATGCTTTGTTGACAACCGGGTATCACATCAGAACAATTGCCCTTTATGCGCAAGATCCGGATGAGGGCGAAATTGTATATGCAGCGTGTGGCGCTTCTACGCCTGGATGGATGCCCCCTTACAATGGAGTATCGTCCAGCGGATGTTTTCTGAAGCTTGTCACTACTGTCCAGAATGCGTCTAATGTGACGGTTGAAGTTGACCCTGGTGGGGTTGCCACCATCGGCGACATCCAAAGCCTACAAGGGCAAATTGACGATCTGCAGGCTTATATAGGCTACACAGAAGAGGACATCTATGGTGTTGAAGTCGACTTTGTGAACAAGCGATTCACCCGACTTGCAGGTGCTTCCGCAATGACTCCTGGAGCGGACTTTGATGCTATTGATCCGTGGAAGCGTAAACGATGCATTCTGACGGATGCGGGCGTCGTCCTCGCTTATCATGGCGAGGCGGGGTACACAGAAACAGGCGCTTTGACACAAGCAGTCACCCTCGACGACACCACATACCCAGTCGGAACAAAAGTTCAGGTCATGGTGGAACAGCCAAAGTTCTATTACAAGGTTGTCCCGCTTGAGCTTGAAAGAAGACTCGGTGAAAAAGGAATGCNCCTGCGGAAAGGCAGATATTACATTTCGCCCACTAAGAAAGCCGGATTCAAACTGCATCCAGCGTTTATTAGAAATGGCGTGGAAAATGATTGTATATACCTTTCGGCTTATGAAGGGTCCACTTATGACACGTCGGCTGATGCATACAACATCAACGATGCGCAGACCGTCGACTTTGACAATGATGTACTCGCGTCTATTGCGGGGGCTAAACCAACTAGCGGGCTGTCACAGAGCGGGGCAACTAGAGCAGGGTTCAGGGCCCTTGCCGCGAAGCGCGGGACGGGGTGGACGCAAGCAACGATTCAATCTGTGACTGCAACGGCACTTCTGTTTCTTGTTGAGTACGCAAGTTTTAACATGCAATCCGCAATTGGGGCTGGAATCACAGGCAAAGCAGATGATGGCGCAACCAACATGTCTGAACTCACCGGTATCACGACTAATCTTGGAAACGCTACGGGGGCTGTCACCAGTGAAAGCGGTTGGTCAGCGATCTCATACAGGGGCGAAGAAAACTTCTACGGAAACATTTGGAAGTGGGTTGATGGAATCAACATTTACAACTATGGTGAGGGCTCTGTCTATATCGCAGACAACGATTTTACAGACAATAAAAATGATGGCGCATACAAGGACGCAGGAATCACTATTAGTGGCACAAATGGCTACATAAGTGCTTTTGCTTATGACGAAGAATATGATTGGCTATTCATTGCCTCTGAAGCTCTCGGCAATGCAAGTGTCCCCGTCGGAGACTACTTTTACCAGAATAGAGCTGTCGAATATTATACGATTGCTCTCTTGGGCGGTAGTTGGGGTAGTGGCTCGAGTGC